CGTACTTCGACGTGTGCCAACACGAACTAAACATATTCGGCTTCGACACACCCATCTTGGTAGAAAGTTCCACGCCAGCGCTCTTGTAAAGCATCTCCACGAGGGGTGACGGCTTTTGACCGCCACCGGCAGTGTCGGGCACGACGGGTATTCCGCTAACCGGCGGCAACGAACCAATAACCTCCAACAAAAACGAAGGAGTATAGGAACATCCCGCACCAAGCTTACGCTCACCGTCAATGCTCGACCACACAATTCGATTAACGTCCTCCCCCGTCCAGCCTACAAAAGCTGGATTGAGGGAGAGGACGCCCTCTCTTTTAAACGAACCCCTTGGTCGTCTGTCGGAAAGGGAACGCCCTTGATGATGTTTGCCTCGCGCATCTTCTCGTACTCTCCACGAGCGAACCGACCACTCAGGTCGACACTCTGCTGCACGAAACTCTCCGCGACGACATCACCGCGAGCGTCCGCAGGGCCTGCCTCCCCAGAACCCGGCGTAAATCGCGCAATCTCGGGTATCATGCCCGGAGCCACCAGCAGGCCCACATTCGTCGCACCCGACAGGCCACTGTGCAAGCCGCCGACGCGAATGACACCATTGTCACTCCACATCAGCGGCGCACCCGACGAGCCGTGCTTCGTAGTGGCCTTGTGATAGACCTTGCGCGTGGTGGAGTCCGCATTTGCGATGCCGTTCGAAATCACGAACTCGCCGCTATCACAGTACCACGAGGGCACCATAATATTGCAGCACATCGGCATCTCCTTTACGGACAGGTCCTTCGCGCCAGGAGGGAACGAGGCGACCTCGACAACCATGTCGTCACGACCAGGGAAGCGCAGAAATCCACGCACTTCCGAGACGTGCTCCGACTGGGGTTGGTTCACACGGAACTTGTTGTGCGGCGCATTCTTGAACCCGTGGAACGCCGTCCGCCAACGGCCTTCAGCCTTCCACAAAGTGCAAGCGTGCACCCACTCCCCGTTGTCAAATATCTCCAACGACGCCAGGGAGGCGCGAAGGGCATCCGTCCACACCGGACTGGACCCCATCACCCCCTCGGTTGTGATCACCGGGGGCGCCTCGCCCTGCTGAGCCTGGCACTGGTAGGCCCGATGGCCAACCACGCGGCACTGAGTGCACCACGCCTTCCGGCATGCCCTACTCTTGTGCGCACCCTGACAGTACTCGCAACAGAACTTCATGCCCGGAGGCGGACGCTCGGTGCAAGCGCTGGACGGGTGCCCAGACTCGCCGCAAGTGAAGCAGTAGATCTCAGCCTTTGGTTTCTGAGGAGCACCCGGCACCTTAGCCTTCTTGCTCTTCTTCTTCTTAGACTTCTGCTGCACCACCCCACTGGCGGCCTTACT